CGCGCCCGATCTCTCTCTCCTCGGCGGCCGGCTGGGCGCCGGCGACTCGCCGTGAGCGTGCGGTCCACTTTTTCGGTCCCTACCGTGGTGGCTGTGGGTGGAGCCGCGGAGTCGTCGACCGGGCCGAGCACTCCGCGGCGTCTCGCTGGGGGCTCGGTCCGGTCGGCGCTGTTGAAGGCGCTGGCGGACGCTCGGGAGGCTGGCCGGATGACGGTCGAGCACGAGGTACGCGCGGTGCTGGCGGAGCGGGTGGCCGCGGCATTCGACCGGGCGGCGAACCGCGGCGACGAGACGGCGCTGCTGAAGGCGTCGGACAAGCTGCTCGAGCTGCTGGACACCCTGCCGGTGCGCGACGTCGCGGGGGGAGGTGCCGCAGGTGACGGCGGTGACGATCGACGAAGCGCAGCTCTCCGACTCCTGGACAGTCCCCCCGAGGTGGGCGACGCAGCGCACTCCTGAGCGGCCGTCGTACGGGCCGGTCGTGGCGAAGGCCTCGGCGATGCTCGGTCGGCCGCTGATGCCGCACCAGCAGCACATCGTGGACGTGTTCCTCGAGGTCCAGTCCGAGGAGGCCGGGGACCCAGAGCCCGGCGAGTGGGCCTACGACGACGGCATGGCGACTGTCGAGCGGCGTGGCGGGAAGACGTCGATCCAGGCGCCGATCGTGACGCACCGGGCGCGGCTGATCCCCCGGGCGCAGATGTTCATGGCGGCTCACAAGCGGGACGTGACGGTCCGCCGGTGGATGGACATCACCGAGGACATCCTGTCGTCGCCGCTGCGGGACGAGGTCCGGCGGAAGGTGTCGAACACCCACGAGGAGCTCCGGTGGATCCGGAACGGGTCGACGCTGATCCCGTTCGCGGCGAACGAGGACGCCATGCACTCCGAGACCCCGGATCTGGTGCTGATCGACGAGCTGTGGGCGTTCAACGAAGAGCAGAAGCGCGTCGTCGAGGCCGGGTACGTGCCGGCGTTCGCCACCTCGAGCGGTCAGGCGCTGAAGATGTCCACGCAGGGCACCGAGAAGTCGTACTGGCTGAACGCTGAGACGAAGGCCGGCAGGCTGGCGGTGGATCGTGGGGTCCGGCTGGGCCGGTTCTACTACGAGCACTCACTGCCGGACCGGATCGACGGCCAGCTGATCAAGGACCTCGACGACGAGGTGCTGGTCCAGGCGTGCATCGACAACCACCCGGCGGTGTGTCACCGGCCGGACTGCCCGGGTCCGCGGCAGAAGAAGCCGTGCCCGCACGGGTTCACGGTGCGCCCGGCGGCGATCTGGACCGGCTGGTCGAAGATGACGGACGCCGACTACGCGCTCGGCCGGCTGGAGTTCCTGCGCGCGTACGGGAACCGGTCGGCCGCGGACCTCAGCGGGTCGTGGCTGGCGCTGGACGAGGCCGTGTGGAACGCGCAGATCGACACGGTGGGGATCCCGGACGGTGCGCCGATCTCGCTGGGCGTGTGGGTCGACGAGGACGGGCAGGATGCGGCGTTGTCGGCGGCGTTCCGGGGCCCGGACGGGCTGATGCGGGTCGAGATCCCCCAGACGGCCGTGATCCAGGGCGATGGTGCGTCGAGGCTCGTCCCGACGGTCCGCGAGGGCGTGCGGTGGGTCGCGGAGGTGGTTCGGCACATCGCGGCGACCAGCACCGTGCTGACCGTCGCGGTGGCGAACACGAAGGCCGCGCGCGACGTCGCGGACGAGCTCGACACGATCGACGGGCTGCACGTGACGCGGGTGTCCCAGGCGGATCTGCCGGCGGCGTGCTCGCGGCACCGTACGGCGCTCGCGGATCGGTCGTGGTTCCACCGGGTGTCGGTGGAGGCGACGGCCGCGGCGAAGGCGGCCGACTGGGCGCGGCACCAGTGGGCGCGGCCGGGTGAGTCGATCTCGGCGCTGGGTGCGCAGACGTTGGCGGGCTGGGGTGCGGACCACGCGCCCGAGCCGGAGGAGACCTACGGAAGGTTCGTGATCGGATGAGTCGATGGAGTCGTCGTCGTGAGCAGGAGATTCAGCGGGCGCTGGCGTCGTACGCCGAAGCGCGCGCCGAGCAGCGGGCCGTCGGCGGCACCGCGCTGTACCCCGGGTTCATCGACCCCAAGACCCTGACCCGACAGGTCTGGGACGCATCGACCGCCCGCCGGATCCCGGGCGTCGGCCGCGCGCTGGACCTGATCGGCGGCCTGATGTCGCAGATGGCGCTCGACCGGTACGCCGGGATCATGCCGCTGCCCCGGCCGCGGTTCCTCGAGCAGCCCGACCCGGACATGGACCTCGCGACATTCACCGCCGTGCAGGTCGAGGACTGGCTGCTCCACGGCAACGCCGCGCACATGGTGACCGCGCGGTACTCCGGTGGCCCGTTCGCCGGGTGGCCAGCCGCCGGCAAGTGGTACCCCGCTCAGCAGTGGCACACCACCGTCGAGCGCGGCCAGCAGTACTGGTGGCTCAACGGCGTCGAGGTCGACCCGCGCGAGGTGGTGCACGTCCAGAACGGCGCCAACCCGATGACCCCGTGGATCGGCATGGGCGTGGTCGAGCGGTACCTGTCGACCCTGGACCGGATCGCGCTCCAGGAGGAGCGAGAGCGGCAGGACACCGCCGGCGGTCAGGTCCCGTCGGTCGCGGTCATCACCCCGCAGAAGGACCCCGACGAGGACGACCTCGACGAGGCGGCGGAGAAGTGGGAGCGGAAGTTCCGTGGCCCCGGCCGGCGGCCTGCGATCCTGCCGAACGGCACGCAGGTCGTCCCGCTCGGCTGGTCCCCGAACGACGCGCAGGCGACCGAGGCGCGGAAGTTGGGACTCCAGGACACCGCGAACATGTTCAACCTGGACGGCTACTGGCTGGGCGCGCCGTCGAGCTCGCACACCTACAAGAGCCCGGGGCCGCTGTTCCTGACGCTCGTGCGTACGACGCTGGGGCGGATCATCACGCCGTTCGAGCAGCGCTGGTCTGAGCACTGGATGCCCCGCGGCACGGTCGTCCGGTTCGACCGGGAGGCGATCCAGGCGGATGACCTCGGGTCGCTGGTGAACACGCTGACGACCGCGACAGGGAACAAGCCGCTGATGACGCAGGACGAGGCGCGCACGCGGCTGCGGCTCGCGCCCATCGGCGGTGCGGCGGCCGAGCTCGGCGCGCCCGCCGCTCCCCCGCCGCCGACCGAACCGCCCAATCCCGACGACCAGGACCCGACGCAGGACGACACCGAGGAGCAGGACTGATGACCACGATGACGCTGCCGCGCGAGACGCGGGTGCTGGACGTCCAGATCCGCGACATGGACACCAAGGACGGGTACACCCGGCTGGCCGGCCGGGCGCTCCCGTACGGCGTGGAGACCGACATCGGTTGGTACAAGGAGTCGTTCGCCGCCGGGTCGCTGGCGAAGTCGATCGCCGAGGCCGCGCGCGACCTGCCGCTGCTGCTGTTCCACGACGGCCGGACCTTCCCGATCGGGGCGGCCGACGAGTGGCAGGACAGCCGGACCGCGCTCGACGGGATCTGGCGGCTCGACCACGGCGCCGAGGCCCAGCGCGCCGCGCAGCTGGCCGACGACGGGCTGCTGACCGGCATGTCGATCGGGTTCGCGCCGGTCCGGTCCGAGTGGACGTACCTGCCGGACAACGAGTGGAACCCGGACCTCGGCCAGAAAGACCGAGTCACCCGGCTCGAGGCACGGCTGCTCGAGGTGTCGGTCGTGTCGACGCCGGCCTACAAGGACGCCGCGGTGAAGTGGGTCCGGACCGGTGAACAGCCGATCAAGCGGGCGATGCAGGCTCGCGAGGTCGACGCGTGGCGCGCCGAGCTGGAGCGGCTCCGCTCCGGCGCCTGATCTACCCCGCCAAGTACCCCGGGATCGGCTCCGGGCGGGACCCCGTCACCACCGGTGGCGGGGTCCTGACTATTTCTGGATCCGGCGACTTTCAGGCGTGGCGGGCCGCCGGTGCTTGTGATCTCGCGGCCGTGCTGATCAACATCTTGCCCATGAAGTCGCGCCGCTGATCGCGCCGGACTCGCGCCGGACCCGCGCCGGACCACCACCCTCCAGGGTGGGAGGCACCACCCGGGCACCACCCGAGCACCACCCGTGAGGCACCCGACCGACACCTGTCGTTCGAGTACCCCGGAGGGTCCCCGTGAAGCACATCAGCAACCCCGGTTCCATCGCCGCCAAGGTCGACGAGATCATGGCCGGCTCCCGCGCCCGCTTCGGTCACGGCGTCTTCACCATGCACGGCAACGCCGTCCTGCACCGCATGGAGCAGGAGCGGCAGGGGTGCGTCGAGTTCATCGACCGCACCCTGGCCGAGGTCGAGCAGGCCGGCCGCGACCTCTCCGACACGGAGAAGGAGTCGCTCGGCAAGCAGCGCGACCGGATCAAGCAGCTGGACGAGCAGATCGCGCCGCTGAAGGAGTTCGAGGAGCTCCGCGGCGCCCACCAGGAGACCACCTCCCGGTACACCCCGACCGCCCCGGCCGCCGGCAGCGAGCAGCGCGGCGCCGGCAACCTCGGCGGTGGCGCGCAGGTCACCGAGCGCGAGCACAAGTACCGCACCGCGGGTGAGTTCCTCGCGGACGCCTACAAGGCGCAGGGGCAGGCCCGCAACACCACCGCCGCCCAGCGCGACGCATCGGTCGCGCGGCTCCGGTCCCATGGCCTCACGGTCGAGGGCGGATCCCTTGTCCGCGCGGCCGCGCCGCACAACACGACCGAGGAGGTCCCCGGGCTCCTGCCGGTGACCATCGTCGGCGAGATCATGAGCGACGTCGACGCCGCGCGGCCGTTCATCAGCTCGATCGGCCCGCGCGACCTGGGCCAGATCCCCGGCACCTCGTTCGAGCGGCCGACCATCACCCAGCACGTGCAGGTCGCCAAGCAGACCGCCGAGAAGGCGACCGTCGCCAACCGGCAGTTCGAGGTCGACGGCGTGCCCTTCATGAAGGACACCTACGGCGGCTGGGCCAACGTCTCCCGCCAGTCGATCGACTGGACCAGCCCCGGTGTCTGGGACGCGCTGATGACCGACTTCATCGAGCAGTACGGCCTCGAGACCGAGAACGCGGCAGCCGACGCGTTCGCCACAGCGATCACCCAGAAGCAGGAGCTGACGACGGCGCTCGCCGGCACCCCGACCCTGCCCGAGATCGTGAAGGCGCTGTACGCCGCGGCCGGGAAGGCCTACCAGGGCTCCGGCCGCCTGCCCGACACCATCTGGGCGTCGCTGGACTGGTGGGAGACCCTCGGCGTGCTGATCGACACCCTGAAGGCCACCAGCGCCGGCAGCGGCGGCGGGGACTCCTCGGTGAACCGGTTCGCCGGCAACCTGCTCCAGACCCCGCGCATCGTCGTGCCGAGCCTCCCGGCCGGCACCCTGATCGTGGGCGTGAAGTCCCGCACCGAGGTCTACGAGGACCGGTTCGGGTTCCTCTCGGTCGTCCAGCCGAAGGTGTTCGGCGTCGAGCTCGCGTACGGCGGCTACATGGCCTCCGGCACGATCAAGCCGGCCGCGTTCTGCAAGATCGTCAACGAGGCGTGATCGGCCATGGCTGAGAACTTCTCCGAGCTGGCCGACAAGCTGGTCGACGGCGACCTGTCCGACGCGCACCTGGACGTGCAGTCGCTCGCCGCGACCTACAAGGCGCGTCGGGACGACGAGGACCCGCGCGCGGGCGTGTTCGCTCGTGCGCTGGTCAACCGGGCCCGGTCCACCGGGCTCGACGTCGACGGCGGTTCGTCGCTGGCCGACATGACCGTGGCCGACCTCAAGGCCGAGCTCGAGCGCCGCAACGAGGGCCGCGACGAGGCCGACCTGATCGCCCCCGAGGGGACGAAGAAGGCCGACCTGATCGCCGCGCTCGAGGCCGACGACGCCAAGGCGTAGGTCTCCGTGGCCGACGACACGTGGCTGGAGCCGGGCACCGTTACCGCGGTGCTCGGCTCTGGCCTGTCCGAGCAGCTCGACATGACCGCTCTGGGGGCGGTCCTGCCGGGCGTCCGGGACTGGGTCGAGGGCAAGCGGAAGGACCTGAACGTGACGGCCGGGGACCCGCCGGTCACGACATTTGAGCCGACGCCGTCGGTCGTGCTCGGTGCCGCGATGCTCGCCCACCGGATCTACCAGCGTCGTACGACGCCGCTGGGGATCCTCGGCGCGACCGAGGACGGGTACACCGGCATCATCCGCGAGGACCCCGACATCGCCCGGCTCCTCGGCATCGGCGCCGCCGGCCGGTTCGTGTTCGGCGGCTACAACCCCACCACGACCACCGAGGCGGTGGTCTGAGTGGCCGGCCGCCTCGATGCGTTCCACCAGGCGCGGACCCTCACCCGGGACGCCCTGAAGGCCTCCGGGATCACCTCGTTCGAGTACGTCGGCGAGGCCTTCACCCCGCCCTGTGCGGTCGTGGTCCCCGGCGAGCCCTACTTCCGCCGGCCGGACGGCACCGGGCGCGTCCCGTTCCGGACCGTCCAGGTCGATGTCGACGTCCTGCTGCTGGTCCCGCGCTCCGACGCGAAGACCGAAGCGCAGGCGATCGACGACCTGATCAGCAGCGCGTACGCCGCGCTGAAGCCCATCGACGACATCACCATCCGCGCCGTCTCCCGGCCGCGGGTCGTCACCACAGTCTCCGGGTCGAAGTACGTCGGCTCGGTCCTCTCCATCGAGGCACTA